GCTGTGGTGGGTCATCGCGGACTTTCAGCCCGATCCCATCTTCGACCCCACGATCGATCTCGCGCCCGGGAGCGTGCTCATCATCCCGTCGATCCGCACGGTCTCGACCGAGATCCTCTCCGAGCGTCGGCGGCTCGCGGTGGACAGCTCATGACGACGATCGACCGCAGCGCGCCGGTCATGAGCGTGCAGGTCACGACGCAGGGCGGTCTCGGGCAGCGCGAGGACGTCACGCTGCGCTGCCTCTCGCTCACGTTCGACGACGAGGAGAAGGGCGCGAGCAAGCTCGAGCTCGAGCTCGACAACTACGACCTCGCGATCTTCGACGACCCCGTGTGGAAGAAGGGCAACCTCGTGGAGTTTGCTTGGGGCTACGCGGGCCGCATGGCGCTCGCGCGGCAGGCCGTCATCCAAAAGATCTCTGGCTTCACGACGATCAAGGTCGAGGCGCTCGCGCAGTCGATCCTCATGAACAAGATCCAGAAGAGCCGGCTCTTCGAGAACATGACGATCGGGCAGGTCGTAGCGCAGATCGCGAAGGAGAACGGCTACGACGCGACGAGGCAGATCTTCGACAGCGACACGGGCCCCACGCTGCCCTCGCTCACGCAAGCGAGGCTCACCGATGCGCAGTTCATCCGCAGCCTCGCGAACAAGCTCGGCTTCGAGTTCTTCGTCGACACGGACGGCTTTCACTTCCACCGACGGAAGTTCGGCGCGAAGCCGGTGCGCACGTTCGTCTACTTCATCGACCCGTCGCAGGGCGACATCATCTCGATCACGGTCGAGAACGACGTCACCGCCAAGCCCGGCGCGGTCACGGCGAAGGGACGCGACCCGCTGCTCAAGACCGACATCAGCGAGACGGCGAACAACGCGAGCACGAGCCGCGACGCCGTGGCCCCGGTGCTCGAGGTCGTCGACAAGCAGACGGGCGACACGTCGCTCCAATCGAACGTGGCGAGCGAAGCAACGACGCTCACGAACGCGCCGAACGCAGCGCTCGCGAAGAAGGAGGCGGACGGCCGCTACATCCAATCGACGCAGACGACCGTCATGCTCGCGATGACGGCCATCGGCGATCCGACCGTGGGCGCGAAGCAGGTCATCGAGATCCAGAACATCTCGCGGCGCCTCTCGGGCCGGTACTACGTGAAGGGCGCGAAGCACAAGGTGAGCGGGACCGAGTACACGATGGAGCTCAAGTGCCGCTCCGACGGCTCGAGCGGCCTCGGCGGGCAGACGAACACGAAGAACGACGGCAACGTGAACACGAAGGACCCGAGCGACCCGAACGCGCTCACGCCCAAAGAGGTCGTCGATCCGCGCACGGGCGACACCTCGATCACCTACTCCCAAGCGGGGGGCGCAACGTGAGCGACGAAGACCACGAGAACGACCTCGGCGACGTCCGCTATCGGATGATGCAGATCGGTACGGTGGTCGATCGCCTCGACCCGCTCGGCCTCGGCTGCGTCAAGGTGCGCATCCCGGGCCTCTGCGATGGCCCGTCGACGGGCTGGGCGTTCCCGCTCGGGTCGCCTGGCGGCGGCGGCAAGCAAGTCGGCTTGAAGTTCGTCCCGCAGCTCAATGCCGAGGTCGCGGTGTTCTTCAAGGGGGGAGACCCCGATCGGCCCTACTACATGCCGGCGAACTGGGGGACGGGCGAGATGCTGACCGACGCCGCCGCGGCGCCGCCCGAGCAGGCGCCCGACGTTCACTGCATCGAGACCACGCGCTACAAGATCACGATCGACGACCGCACGAGCGACCTCGAGCCGACGGCGCCGAGCCTCACGATCACCGACAAGATCTCGGGCGACATGATCCAGTTCGACGACTCGACCGCGACCGGTCCGGGCATCCTGATCAAGGCGACCGCGGGCCTCGTCGTTCAGTGCGACGGCGTGTTCGCCGTCACCGCGCTGCGCGTCGTCATGAACGGCCGCGTGATGGCCGAGGGGAGCCAGAGCTTTTGAGCCTCCCCGATCTGAGCACCTTCTGCCCGCCGCCCTTCTTCTGCGGCCCCGACGGGACCTCGCGCGTCTGCGTCACGTTCCCGGGCGGCGGCGAGATCTGCGCGATCTTCCCCGGCGCGCGCGTGCCCGACCCGAGCGAGCTCATCAACGCGCTCTTGCAGAGCGTGAACGCCGCGCTCGTCCCGCTGACGCCGCTCTTCCTCGTCTTCGAGGTGTTGATCGCGGTCGTCGACTGCATCAAGAGCGTCGAGAAGGCGCTCGGGCAGTTTCCGCCCGACCCGACGGCCATCACGAGCTGCATCCCGAACCTGCTCGCGGCGCTCGCGAAGATCCTCGGGCTGATGCCGTTCCTCACGGTGCCGCTGCTCGTGGGGCAGCTCCTCGACGCGATCATCTGCTTCCTGACGGGCATCCGAAACCAGGTGCTCGCGATCATCGCGAAGATCGTCGCCATCCTCGCAGCGCAGACGCGCGCGGCGGCGCTGCCGAGCATCTCGCTGCAGATCGTCACGAACTGCGCGAACGACGACATCGACCTCGCGATGGCGAACCTCAACGCCTCGGGTGCGCCGATCGGCCGCATCATCGCGATCGTCAACGGCCTGATGCAGCTCGCGGGCGCGCAACCGAACGCCGACGGCTCGGGACCGATCCCGGACCCGTCGACCATCTTCGGCGCCGAGGCGGCCGAGCTCGTGACGCCCCTCGACGACGTGATCACGGTCCTTCAGGGGATTCGGGCCGTGCTGCCCTGACGTTGCCCGCTGCGGGCTCGACGGGGAGGCGGAGGCCCTACCCTGGCCGCACCAGCTGTCGAGCCCGCGACGAGCCTGCCAGGCGCTCGGATGCGGTAGGCTCGAGACGTGGCCGATCAGCCCGTCGAGAACTACGCGCTCCACAGCTCCAACAACACGTGGAGCGCTGTGTGGCAGATGACGCGCGCCTTCAAGGCGGCGGGGGGCAAGTACAAGGCGTCCTCCGACGGTTCCTCGAAGGACACGAGCGGCGTCAGCGCGAACGACAAATGGGGCGGCGGCGGCAGTCCTCTCGCGGACACCTACCCGAGCGCGCTCGACGCTGTGCAATGCTGGTGGGTCGGTGAGGGCTGCCCCACGCTCAAGGTCTCGATGACCGCCGCGCCGACGGGGACCTTTACGCGCGGCGAGAAGGTGACGCAGGCGACCTCGGGCGCCGAGGGTGAGATCCTCGGCCTCGACTTCGACGGTGTGTCGACGGGGCATGCCGTCATCATCCCGCGCACGGGGACCTTCGACGGTACGCACGTCATCACGGGCGCGAGCTCCGGCGCGACGCTCACGGCGACTGCGGTCGACACCTTCGCGATGCAGCTCTGCATTTGCAAGAAGAACGACCTCGTGAACGGCCTGATCATGATCCAGCGCTGCTCGGTCACGAACGAGAGCGCGTCGCAGTTCTCAGCGCTGGCGGCGAGTGCCGGCTGCACGGCGACGAACCCGCCCGGCGGCGGCGGCACCTCGAACGCGCTTCCGACCGCGGGCACATACGTCGCGCGCGGCGAGCAAAACGCCGGGACGATCACCTTCGATACGTGGTTCTACGAGAGCACGAATTTCGTCACGGCGCAGATGGCGGTCATGAACCTCACGGGAGCCGCCGGTGTCTCCCCCGACGGCACGTTCTGGTGTGGCGTAGGCAACACCGCAAACAGCACGCAATTCAACTTCTGGGGCTACTTCCGGTGCGACAACTCCGAGCCGGGCGACCTCGACCCGTTCGGGTTCTTCATGCCGTCGAACGTCGCGAAGAACGACGCCGCCGGCGCACGGGTGAACGCCACCGGGCAGAACACGACGCATGGCAGCGCGGTGGCATCGTGGTTCTTCGGCACTACCGCCGTGGGCGGCGGATTCACCTGGCGCGGCTGGCGACGACGCGGGTTTGCGTCGGGCGACGCCTTCGTCCCGCTGATGATTACGTGGCTCAACGGATATGGCAGCGGCAACGGTACGGCCATGATGGGCGACAACACGGCGAACCCTGAGACGATCGCTTGCTCATACACGACTCAGTACCTCCGTGAGCAGATGACGCTCGTTTCGGCCGACAGCACGGCCAAAATCCGCAAGGGCGTGCCGCGCTGGGCTTTCCACATTCAGAAGGGGACCACCTTCGACACGGCCGACGGGAAGCTCAAGATCGGCGCAATCGCTCCGGGTGCGTCGCAGGGGACCGTCTACCTGGGCAAGGGCGACGGCACGACGACGCCGATTCAGTAGCCCGACCCCATGGCCTCTACCGATTGGGGACAGACTGCGCAAAGCGGTGTCACGTCCGCTGTGACGCCGGCATCGAACCTCACGTCCTCACCGAGCTCCGCGCAGGCGTTCAGCGAACACACCCCGTCGTCGACGATCACGAACGCCGACGCCTCGGACATCGGGCAGACGGCGCAGGCCATTTATTACGGCGCCGTCCCCATCGATCTGACGCCGCCGACGTTCGCTGGCGTCGTGAGCGTCTCGAGCGTGACGCTCGACTCGGCGCTTCTCTCGTGGGCCGCGGCGACCGACGACGTGACCCCCCAGGGCGGGATCGTCTACGAGGTGTGCTACGCGACGACGCTCTCGGGGGCGACGACGTCGTTCGCGCCGCAGCTCGCGAGCGCCGCGGGCGCGACGAGCGTCACGGTGGGCGGCCTCACCTCGGGCACCCTGTATTACTTCTGCGTCCGCGCGCGCGACGGCGCCGGCAACCGCGACGCGAACACGGCGACGGTCACGGCGACCACGCTCGCGCCCGACACGACGGCGCCGACCTTCGCGGGCGTGACCTCGGTCGGCAGCCCCACGCTCGACACGCTGACCGTGCACTGGAGCGCGGGTACCGACGCCGTGACCGCGCAGGGCTCGCTCGTCTACGACGTGGCGATCGCGACGAGCTCCGGCGGATGCTCGGGGGCGAACTTTGCGAGCGCGCTCGCGGCGACCTCCTTGCCCGGCGCGACGAGCGTGGTGGTCGCTGGACTCGCCACGGGGACCACCTACTACGCGTGCGTTCGCGCGCGAGACGCCGCGGGCAATCGCGACACGAACAACGTGACCGCGAGCGCGACCACGCTGGCTCCGGACACGACGGCGCCGACGTTCGCTGGGATCACGTCTCTGAACACGCCGACGCTGACGACGCTTACGGCTCACTGGAGCGCCGCGAGCGACAGCGTGAGCTCCCCGTCGAACATCTCCTACGACGTGTGCTGGGCGACCTCGAGCATCGGTTGCACGGGCGGGAACTTCACCGCGCTCGCGTCGTCCCCGCCGGGCGCGACGAGTATCGTCATTCCGGGGCTCGCGTCCGCGACGACCTACTTCGTGTGCGTTCGTGCGCGCGATCAGGCCGGAAACGAGGACACGAACAACGTCACCGCGAGCGCGACCACGAGCGCGCCGACGCCCCCCGATACGACGCCGCCGTCCTTCGCGGGCATCACGGGGCTCATCTCGCCGACGCGCGAGACGCTGACGGCGACGTGGGCCGCAGCGACGGACAGCGTGACCGCGCAGAACGCGCTCGAGTACGACGCATGCTGGGGCACGAGCTCGGGCGCGGTGACCGGCGGCAACTTCACGCGCATGGTCACGAGCACGCCGGGCGCGACGAGCGTCGTCATCCCGGGGCTCGCCGCGGGGACGCTCTACTACGTGTGCGTTCGCGCGCGCGACGCGGCGGGGAACGAGGACACGAACAACGTCACCGCGAGCGCGACGACCGCGATCGCCGACGTCACCTCCCCCACGATCGGCAACTACGTGCCCGCGCTGAGCTCGACCATCGCGGCCACCGACTCGATCCAATTCGACGTGCTCGACAACGCGAGCATGCGGAGCGTCGTCATCGCCGCGCGCTACCAGACGAACACGGGCGAGCTCGTGCACGACGGCTCACAGTTCCTCTGGCCGTTCACCCTCAGCACGCGCACGATCATCTCCGGCGGCTACCGCTATGTGCTCACGCGCACGGGGGGATGGCAGGCGCCTCCCTCGATCCAGGTCTTCGCCATCGACACGAGCGGCAACGAGAACGCCTGATGCCGACGCCCACCCCGTTCTATCCGCTGTCGCCCTCGACGCCGACGCCGCCCACGTCGCCCGGCGTCGCGCCGTCGTCGCCGACGCCCGCGGCGAGCTTCCAAGAGTTTCTCGGCTACGGCCTCGTCGCTCCGTTCCAACGCGATCAGAAGCAGGACTTCGCGAGCGCCGGCGGCGTCGAGCTCGTGAAGGCGTGCGTCGCCGAGATCATCGGCACGCAGTGCGCGGCGGACGCTGCCGGCGTCGTCGAGCAGGGCGAGCTCGAGTGGCGTCCTGAATTCGGCGCGCTCTTGCGCCGCATGCTGCATCGCAAGGGCTCGATCCTGCAGGAGCTCGCGCAATACTACATCGCCGCAGCGATCGCGCGATGGGAGCCTCGCGTGCAGGTCACGGCGACGCGCGTCGACCACGATCCAACGAGCCGCGTGATGACGATCTTCGTGCGGTACAACATCATCGACAAGAACGTCCCCGGCAACGCGGTGCTCGTGCAAGACGTCGAGCAGACGATCTCGCTGCCGATGGCGGCCTGATGTCGTGCACCAAGTGCGGCAGCGATGGTCCGTTCGGGAAAAGGACCAGCGGCAAGCCCACGTCGTGGTGCGTCGCATGCCTGAGGCGTCACGGCAAAGCGTGGCGCGAGAAGAACGCGGACAAGAAGAAGCACGACGCGCGCTCGTGGTACGAGCGCAACAAAGACAAGACGCGTGCTGCCGCACGCGCGTGGAACAAAGCGAACCCGGAGAAAGCCAAGGCGGCCTCGCGCCGATGGCACGAGAAGAACCCGAACGCGAAACGCGAACAGTGGCATCGAAGGCGAGGCACGAAGATCGGATGGCCGTCGCATGAGTTCGACCGTGCGTGGCTCGAGCAAGCCGGGCGCTGCGAGATCTGCGGCATCGAGATGACCCTCACGGGGACGGGAGCTCGGTCGGTCGCGCGAGATCACGATCATGCGACCGGCGCACGTCGAGATCTGCTTTGCTTCTCGTGCAACAAGGCGATCGGCTTGCTGGGCGATTCGCCCGACCGAGTGCAACGCGCTCTCGCGTACCTACTGAAACACCGGAGCTAGGCGGCGATGTCGTTGCTCGCGAAGAACCTCGACTACACCGATCGTGATTTCGATTCGATCCGTCTGCGTCTGCAGGGGCTCATCCGATCCGTTTACCCCACGTGGACGGATTTCAACGTCGCGTCCTTCGGATCCATCCTGCTCGAGCTCTTCTCGTTCGTGGGCGACACGCTCACGTTCTACCAGGACAACCAGGCGGGCGAATCGCGCATCGCCACGGCCACGCAGCGCAAGAACCTGATCGCGCTCTGCAAGCTGATCGGCTTCGTGCCGTCGGGCGCTCGAGCCGCGACGGCGGACATCTCGATCTCGCTCCGCTCGCCTCCCGTCGGCACGGTCACGCTCCCCGCCGGCACGTTCGCGTCGACGGCCGACGTCACGAGCCCGGTTGAGTTTCAGCTGCTCGCCGACGCCGTGTTCAGCGCGGGCCAGAACCCCCCCACGATCACGGCCACGGTCGAGAACAGCGTCACCGAGACGGACACCTTCACCTCGACGGGCCTGCCGAACCAAAGCTTCTCGCTCGCATCGACCCCGTACATCGACGACACCGCGGCGCCGACCGCGAGCGACGGCGCGTACACGCAGGTCGACAACTTCCTCGAGTCGAGCGGCACCGATCGGCACTTCACGATCGTGGTCGATCAGAACGACAAGGCGCGGATCGTCTTCGGCAACGGCGTGACGGGCAAGATCCCGGTCGGCACGATCACGGTCGTCTACAAGACCGGCGGCGGCAGCCTCGGCAACGTCGAGGCGACCAAGATCTCGCGCATGCCCGGCAGCTTCACCGACTCGCTCGGCAACGCGGTCAACGTGAGCGTGACGAACCCGTCGAAGGCGAGCGGCGGTCTCGACCGGCAGACGAATCAGCAGATCCAGCTCCTCGCGCCCGCGTCGCTCACGACGCAGGCGCGCTCGGTCGCGCGCACGGACTTCGAGATCAACGCGCTGACGAACACGAGCATCGCGCGCGCCCTCATGCTCACGTCGAACGAGGACGCCTCGATCGCGGAGAACAACGGGATCCTCTTCGTCGTGCCCGTCGGTGGCGGGCTGCCCTCGACGGCGCTCAAGGCCGCGGTGCTCGCGCTCTTCATCTCGACGATGGGGCACCCCGCGCCGTTCCCGTGCACGGTCACGTTCGGGCTCGCTGTCCAGGATCCGAACTACCTCGTCGTGAACATCTTCGTGCGCGTGTACTTCCGCACGGGCGTCGCGCCCAACGTCGGAGCGAAGGCGATCCGCACGGCCGCGACGAGCTTCTTCTCGATCTCGAACCCCGACGGCACGCCGAACGAGCGCATCGACTTCGGGTTCAACTTCCGCGACGAGAACGGCAACACGATCGGCACGGTGCCGCTCTCCGACATCTTCGACGCGCTCGATGAGGTCGCCGAGGTGCTGCGCATCGGCGGCGCGCCGAGCGACTTCCTGCTCAACGGCGCACACGCGGACGTCCCGATCGCGCTCAAGCAATTCCCGCAGCTCGGCACGGTCACGATCATGGACGCGACGACCGGCGGTCTTCTGTGAGCGCGGCGAACCCCTCCTTCGAGACGGCGGGCGCGACGCCCGGCGACGCCGCGAGCTGGACGCTCTCCGTCACCGCCGCGACGAGCTGGGCGACGTTCGCGCGTGCCGACGGAGGCGTGACGCGCTTCGAGGGCTTCGAGCTCTCGTGGGGCCAGACGATCGGCTACGAGGACCCCGCGCTCTTCACGACGATGGATCCAGCGTTCGCGCAGCGCGACGTGTTCAACGCGCCGACGCTGCCGCCCGAGTTCGCCGATGGCTTCGAGAAACACTGGCTGAACGACGGCTTCCTCTTCTCGCTGCCGCTCGCCGCCGCGGCCGAATTCGCGAACCATCCGAGCGCCTCGCCGCCGAGCCCGACCGTGGATCCGTTCGACGGCTTCGAGACGGAGTGGGCGAACAGCGTGTTCTTCCGCTCGCTCGCCGACGTGACGACGGACGAGGCGCTCTTCTTCAACTTCGACCTCTCGATGCCGGAGCCGTACGAGGACTTCGAGTGGCTCAACCCGCTCCCGGGGGGCGGCTTCGTGCAGATGATGTTCACCGAGGCCGGCGCCTCGTGGAGCGCCGAGACCTTCGAGGGCTTCAAGCCGGACCAGCCGTTCATCATGACGCCGCCGTCCACGATCACGGCGCCCGCGCACGGCTACACGAACGGGCAGCAGATCAAGGTCTTCGCCTCGATCTACGACCCGCAGACCGTTCTTCCGCGGGGGCTCTCGCCGAAGCTCACGTACACGGTGGCCGCGGCGACGGCGAACACCCTCGAGCTCACGCTCGGCGGCTCAACGGTCGTCGTCAGCGACGCGGGCAGCGGGACGAACTACCTTCGTGTCGACCCGGCCTTCTCGTGGGGCGGGCTCGACGGCGATACGATGGCACAGGATCCGTAGGAGACCCGCATGGCAGCGTCCGACTGGGGCATCTTGAACGACGGGCTCGACGGCGTGAGCGTCAAGAAGGGCGTCACGACCGGCATCACGCGCCCGAACGGCGGCGGCGACTTCGTGTACGGCTTCAATAGCGTCGTCGCGACGAGCGGCGCGGTCGGCCTCTACGCGGCGCAGGTCAACTTCGCGCCGATGGCGAAGGGCGCGAGCATCCGGGGCGCGATTCGGCGCGGCGCCAGCGGCGGCCCGCTGAACTTCGCGCCCATGCTCTTCGCCGGCCTGCAGACGAACAGCGTGAACGGGAGCGGCTACCTGCTCGGCCTCGACGACGACGACCCGCATCGCATCGTGCTCCGCAAGGGGACGATCGTCACCGGCATCCCCGCCGTCGGCATCGGCACGCTCGGCGTCCTCAAGCAGGGCTCGCAGACGTTCCTCAACGACACGTGGCTGCATCTGCGCCTCGACATGATCGTGAACACGAACGGCGACACGATCCTCGAAGCGTTCGCGAACGACCTCACGGCGAACCCGGTCACCGCGCCCGTGTGGATCCCGGTCCCCGGCGTCGAGGAGTTCGTCGACGACGCGCTCGCGGTGAACAGCGGCTCGACGCCGTACGCGAGCGGGTACGGCGGCTTCGCGTTCCAGGTGAAGGACATTACGCGACGCGGCTACTTCGACCAAATCGAGGTAATTCGCCAGTTGTAGTCATGGGACAACTCTAACCCCATGCCGACCGAAGAAACCGGCTTCACGCCCGATCCCGGCCTCGAGAGCGGCCGGATCAAGCCGCTCGCGGCCGACGTCGGCATCCGCGTCGACGGACAGTACGTGTTCGTCCTCGGGTGCGACGAGCCCGGCTTCGCGGCGCTGCTCGTGAACGGTGATCACGCGCTGCTCACGCAGTCGATCGACTTCACGGGTGTGAACCTCCTCACCTTCACGCCGCGCACGCGCCCGACGTCGAAGCCGCTGCCGGCTGGCTTCTCGTGGACCGCGAAGATGGCGATCCGGTTCGGCATCTCGGCGCAGCGCACGCTCGATGGGTCGGCCCCGATGGACTGGCAGACGTGGGCGCTCAACGTCTCGAAACTCGGGGCCACCACGCAGCAAGTGCAGTTCACGCTCACGCTCTCGGGCCCGAGCCCGAGCCCGCCCGCGTCGCCGCTCACCGAGATCGAGATCCCGGCGTTCTACCTCGAGTCGATCACGACCTCGGCGCCAACGAGCCCGATGCTGATCAATGCGATGCCCGACGTAGGGCAGGGCATCAGCACGGGCTCGCCCGCTTCCGCGTCGACCACGATCGCGTTCGACCTCACCGACTTCGGCTCGAGCGGCATCAAGCCGTCGTCGATCCGCGTGGTCGTCAACGGCGTCGACGCGGTGCTCGCCGGCATCGCGCAGGCGGGCTTCAGCGTGGCGCTCACGAATCCATCGGCGGACACGACGCACGTCGTCGTGACGCCCGCGGCGCCCTTCGCGAGCGGCGCGACCGTGAACGTCTCGGTGTACGCGACCACGAACGCCTCGCTCGCGCTCGGCTCCAATCCGACGACGTGGAGCTTCGAGATCGCCGACACGATCCCGCCGAACATCGTGGGCGCGCAGGGCTACGACACGCAGACGATTCGCGTCGCGTGGAGCGAGGAGCTCGAGAGCGTGACGCCCACGGGTGCGCACGACGCGCTGAACCCGAGCCTCTACTCACTCGCGCCGCAGATCGTGATCGGCGGTGTCGTGCCCGCGGTCACCCCGAACGTGGTGGGCGTCTCGCTCGTGGCGGGCACGACGATGACGTACGACATCACGACCGACGTGCAGCTCTCGCCCGGCGTCGTCTACCAGATCTCAGCGAACGGCGTCGCGGACCTCTCGGGTAACTCGGGCGTGGCGAGCGCGATGTTCACGTCGTTCGTTCCGCCTGCGCCCGCTGGCCGCAACCTCGGGCTCTACACGCGGCTCTCGAGGCGGAGCCGAAGCAACGACACGACGCAGGACTTGCTTCGCTTCGTGCGTTGCCTCGAAGAGGTGTACGGGCTGCTCGTCTACGACGTCGACCTCTGGACGAACATCCTCGACGTGGACCTCGCGCCCGAAGTGTTCGTCGATGCGATGCTCGTCGACCTCGGTAACCCCTTCCCGTTCATCCTCGACAACGTGGTCGACAAGCGCCGGCTCGCGCGCATCCTCGTGAGCCTCTACCGGCAGAAGGGCACCCCCGACTCGATCATCAACATGGTCCGCTTCTTCATGGGCCTCGACGTGACGATCACGGGGCTCTCGAGCGAGGGCTTCTGCCATCTCGGCGTCTCGGAGCTCGGCCTGAACTGGGTGCTCGGTCCGGGCAACAGCTTCGCGCGCTACGCTTTTCGCGTCGTGTCCGGCATCTCGCTCACCTCCGAGCAGCGCGCACAGATCACCACGATCGCGAACCTGCTCAAGCCCGCGCACACGCATCTCGTCGAGATCGTCGAGCCGAGCACGCCCCCCGTGTACGATCCGGTCGAGCTCGGTCTCTCGCGCCTCGGTCTCGACTGGATCCTCCATCAATAGGACGACGCATGGCTCTTCGGTACGATTTCTTCTTCCTGCAGGCCGTCACCGAGAGCGAGCTCGACGACGCGTTCTCTGGCCTCGAGAACGCCGACCGCGCACTGATGACCGATCAGGCACTCGTCGGGATCTTCTCGGGCGGCGACGTCGAGGAGCACAGCCCGACCGCGAACCTCACGGTGGACGTGTCGGGGCCGATGTACGCCTACGACAACTTCGGCCAACGGATCTACATCGCCGGGCCGACGTTGAACGTGAACGTCGCGCAGGACTCGAGCTCCGTCTCGACCGCGGTCTCGGGCGTCGGCAACGAGAAGTGGGTGAGCGTGGCCGTGAAGTTCGAGCGCCTGCTCAGCGACTCGCGCACCGACGGCAACAGCGCGACCGTCTATTACCAGCGCGCCGAGTCGTTCGAGGTCGTTGTCACGCAAGGCGCCGAGGCCACGATCAGCACGGCGCTCCGACCGACGCTCGATCCCGACGCGGTGCTCCTCTGCGACGTGAACCTCGTGCACGGCCAGACGCAGGTCTTCGACGCGAGCATCTACGACGACCGGCGCTCGGACGTGTTCGTCTACGCCGGGCCTCCTGGCGGGCAGTCGATTCGCGCGGGCACGGTCGGCGGCGCGGTGCTCGCGATGCTCACCGCGCTGAACAATCACATCCTGCTCTCGGGCAGCGCGCACCCCGCGGGAGCGATCGACTACGGCGGCGGCGGCGCGTGGGCCGACGGCACGACGAACCCCGCGGCCACGG